TTCCATTGCGTCGTAGTAATCCTCCAGCTTTTTATTCGCTGGGTTAAAAGACATCATCACAGCAACGAGATACGGGTCTATCTTCGGGTAATGACGGTATTTTTCCAATAGGCGATCCACGATTCCATGAAATACGTCTCGACTGGAATTGTTGATCAATACCTCACGGTAATGTTCCGGGTGGGCATAGTATTCGCGTAGCGCTAGCTCTGACCTTTGCAACCGAAAGGAGATCAACTCGTCAGAGGCCTGCGCTCTACGCAGTCGCTCGACCAATTCTGCTCGATCTGTATAGATTAACATCGGCACGGTATTGACAAAGGAGTAATCATCACAGATGCGGCGAATCGTTTCATTATTTCGGACAATGATGAAAACGTTATCGGACTGCAACAGGGCGGCGTTTATGTCTTTACGTGAAAAGCCGTATTCAGCGCCGCCGTAGCGATAGGTATAGTCATACTGTTTGGCTTTAAACTCTGCTTTGCTTAAAAATTCAAGGTCGAGCAAGATTCCTGTATCGTTCTGCTCTTGCGGTCGCTGTCCACGTGTGGTTCCCTTTTGAAGGTAGCGAACGTCGTCGGCGTTATTATCAATTACCCATCGCAGGAGATCTGATTTGCCAGTGCCTGATGCCCCATCGACTAGAAATAGATTTTTCAATGGACAACTCCAATAAAGCTACAAGTTACAATCATGGCGCCTAATAGGTATTATATTGAAATATTGCGGCCTATCTATTTTTGTTAACAGACGTGTTTTTAAAGGTTCTTGATTATCGGCCAATCATTTAGACCATTTTCGCCAGACTCACTTGGCACCATAAAACACAGGCTTGGCCATTTTACCGGCCCAAATGACTTTTCAACCCAAAACCACGCTGGCAGAACGAGAATGCATCTTTACCACTTCGCCAGTCAAATGTTTTCGTTTGGCCGCATTCTTTTTCTGCCAATGCTGGTTCAGAGCATTCGTGACCTTGGCGAGCCAGGTCCGATCCTTGGCCTGTTCCAGGACTTCCAGCGCCGCGAAATACTTGACGCTGTTTGGTGGCGGATTCCCCAGCGGCTTGAGTAGCCGCGCAGCCACCAGCACCGGCACATCATGCGGCTGGCAGTTAACCACCGCCGCCACCTGTTCGGCCAACAAGCGTGCCGGCAATTGGCCAACTAGCCGAAGTAACTGATTTTGATCTTGGTTCATGCTCAACCCGCCTTTCCAGAATTGTCCGGCGGCGCCACAACGGCGGCTTTGGCCGCATCCACCAGCCCGCGCAACTGGCCATGACGATGCGCGAAAAACCACAGGCCGACTGCCGAAGCGACGCCGGCCAAAATCAGAAGTTCATTCCCGACAATCAATGTCGGCAAAATAATCAGCGCAAGACCACCGGCGACAATCGCCGCACTTGTGGTGACGCTGCCAACGAGCAGCTTGAGCGGCGGATAGAACAGAGTCGCCAGGCCGAACAGGAACAGCGCCACGCCCATCCACACAATTCCCTTGAGGCTCGCCAGCTTCGCGGTCAATTCGCGCGCCGTGTCCTTTTGCGCCGCGCCCAATTCTGTCTTTGCTCGCGTCTCCTCATGTTCGACCACGGCCATCGGCGCGCTGATTACCACGGCCTGGGCATTGGTGACGGGCGCTCCGCCCGCGTCGGCGGTGACTCGCGTTTCCACCATCCGCGAACCGGCCGGGACGGTGTAACTCCGCGTTTTCACCGTCTCTTGATCCTGACGCGACACTTGCGCCGGGTTCTCGCCCTGCTGGACGGATTGCTCGATGCCTTGATTCGGTTTGTTCACCGTCGAGGCCTTGCCGCCCTTGAGCGGGGCCATTGCGCAGCCGAACATAAAACCCGTCACCGTGATGACGGCCAAGTTAATCAGAACCAATTTTGTGTTTTTCATAAATTTAATGGCCGGTGCGGCTCGCACCTTCCTGAAATCGCCGCAGTTCAAACGCGCACTCCTGAAGCGCCGCGCTGTTGCGGTCAATGCACACCGCCAGTTTGAGCGACGTCTCATTTTGTTTTTCGATGATGGACGTGAGCGCCGCATGATGCTCGTCGCGCAATGCCTTGTGATCGGCAATCACGCCTTGAAGCTGTTTCACCAGCCAGTAAATCACCACGCCGCAAACCAGCAGCAACAGGCAGAACGCCGCAAGGAACAGCCAGCGGTCATTCATGCCGGCGGCGTGGTCAATGGCGTTGAGAAAATCGGCTGAATTCATGTTCGTCATAATTAAACGCGCATCAGTCGCACCGCGCCGCTCTTGGCGCTGATTTGCGAGCCATATTTTGCCAGCATCACTTGCGCGAGTTGTGAAAGCACCGGGCGCTTGTCCGTTTTGTCATAACCGGTTTGGTTGCCGCTGATATTCTGGTAAGTCAACCCTTCCCCCGGCGGCGCAACCGTCCGGTCGGCAATCAAAAGTTCCCGCGCCATTTCGCATGTCGCCTGGACAACGGCTTTCGGCACGGTGTCATATTGAACGTAGTCATATGGAATCGGCAGCAACACCGAGATTGGCACATGCACGTTGTCAGGTTCGGGACACATGGCGCGCGGCCATTGCAAAGCCTGATTCGCTGTCGTTCGCGTGCCGTTGAACTGAAACTCCGCGTCAATCAGCCGTGTCGCCATCACCAGCGCGACGGCCTTTTGATCTGCCGTTGCCGCAGTCCACGCCGTGGCATACAGATGCCCCGCATGGTAGGCGTCGCCATCCGCCACGTCCGCGTAAGTGTTGGCGTCAGGCTTGCCGGTGCCGTCTTCCTTGATGACAGTGAGAGGCATAAATTCTAATAGGGGCTGCCTTGAACCATCACCGAGTAAAAGCTGGACGTGGTATCTTTTCTATACAGCACGCGGCAGTAATAACCCTTGTCCTCGGTAATACACAGGCCCTGTGCCGAGTAGCTGCGACCCGGACAGGCGACGAACGCGCTCGCCAGGGACATAATCCCGCCATGAACAAGATCATCCGCCAGAATATCAACCGTGAAAACGCCATCGTCCGGCCAACCATGGCCATCCCACGTCCAATAAACGTTCACGTCAATCATGCCGCCGTCATCAATGACTTGAAACAAGATCACCACCGGACTCGGTGGGATGGCTGGCTTGCCGTTCGCCCGCGCCCGACGACGCTTTTGCAGCCACCACGTCAGCCAGCCGCGACGGTTAATAGTTGGTGTCTTCGTCATTCGATTTTTCAGGATTGGGCGAAGTGACCGGCGTGGACTTCGCCGGTTCAACCAATGGTTTTTCGGCCACGGGTTGAACCGGCTCGGTTTTGGTCGGAATCGGCGGAACGTCCTCAACCACCAGAGGACGCCGCTTTCGCCGAATGATTGGATATAATTTGTCCATAAATGGCCGGTGCGGCTCGCACCTCAAATTGTGTTTGCGCCAATGGCGATCTGTTTCCAGAACGCGCCATCGGAAACAGCCAGGCACGGCACGGAACCGGTTCCGCCCGCCGACAGGTAAATGATCCGGCGCGGATATTTGCTCGCCGTCAAACCGGCGGCATTGGCCGCCGCTGTGTTGGTGAACGTTGGAATCTGGATCTGTTCACCCGAACGAACCCGTTCCCAACCGCGAGGTAAAAGTTTGCCCATAAATATTCTTTCTCAAAAAGCGGCGTGCCGGCATAGACCGACACGCCATTGGTTCAGATGTTGTGAGTGACCGCCACAACGGGGACGTTCTTGTTTTCCCAAACGCGAACCCAATTCGCGGCAGTCGCCAGTTCAGCGTTGGTCGGGTTGGCGCCGGCCACGCTCGCGCTGGTGAACTTCACACCGCGAGGGTGCAGGATGAACCGGCGACGGTTGACCAGGAACGTGTCGCTGTTCAGCGCATCACGCGCCGTTTCGCAACCTTCCGTGCCATGACCACCCTCGACGGGCGCACCGTTCAGATCGGCGAAGCCAATGCCGAACGAGCCGAGACCGAACAGATAGGTCGTATAGACCAAGCCGTCAGTCGTGCCAGCACGGGACGGACAGCCATCGTCCACGATGACGCGCCGGCCTTGGAACGTGCGGATTTGCGCTTCACCCTGGCTGTCCGGGACGAAGTCAATCAGGTCGAGTTTCCGCAACGCGGCTTCCGTTGCCGAGTGCATCGCCACCGCCACGAGCCGGTCGCCACGGTCGCCGAGACGTTGTGTGGCATCCACGAAGGTTGCGCCGTTCAGCCGGGTGGCGGCAGTCTGTGCGGCAACAGATTCACTTTGGATTGCCAACAGGTTGCCCGCCATGCTCGCCGCACCAAAGACGCCGGTGAGGGAGTTGATGAGCATGTATTGATTCTGGCGATTCCAGTAGTCGGCCATGAAGTTCGCCAGCGCCAGCGCCGGATCGTCACCGGAAACAACCGTCGCCAGATGATTCCACGACCACGCATTGCCGTCGTTGTGGATGCGGGCGATGTCCTGGTCAGCGACCAGTTTCACCGGCACGAGCGGTGCCGAGTCGGAAAGCGGCTGGCGGTTGCCAGTCAGGTCATTCCAATGCGGCATGTTGACTTGATTGCCACCGATGCTGGCACGTTCGTCATAGTCCGGCGTGCGGATGACAATGCCCGATTGAAACAGGTCGGATTTCTCCGCCGTGCGTTGAAGGACGTAACCGGCGAACTGTGCCGGAACGATGATGTCTGCCAATTGTGTTTTTGCCATAATTCAGATTTGTTCTTTGAACCGTCAGGCTGCGGCCTTGAGGCGTGCAGCAAGTTGCGGATCGGTTTTTTGAATTTTCATTTGCTCCGTGAGATTGAAACTTTCCTTGCGGAAAGGATTTTTCACGGACCGGTTGCCGGCGGCACCGCCACCAGAGCCAGCAGCACCGCTGCCAGCGTTTGCCTCGAACAAGTGGGGAGCGTCGGACACCAACGCATCCACCCATTCAGCCAAAGTCATCGGCGACACGCCGTCCTTGCCCATGCGGGCAGTCTGGCCGTCAGCCTCAAAAGCCTGGGGAACTCCGTTCACCAGCTTGAAATTCATGCGCGCGCGGGCGGTGATGTCAGTAATCGCCGTAGGGCGCAGACCGCGTTTCGTGGCTTCATTCACCACGGCTTGATCAATCTGAATCGCCGTCAGGCGACCAGTGAGCGTGTCGCGTTCGGCGACGACAACGCCATGCTGCTTGTCCCATTCAACGCGGGCGGCTTTCAGTCGCGTCTCAATCACTTTGTCAACCTCACCGGCCTTGATCTGCTGCGCTTCCTCCAGCTTGCGCTTGTCTTCGGCGAGCTGACGCACGGCGTCAGGATCAATGCCTTCGAAGCGCTTCAGTTGATTTGAAAGCGCGATGTTATTCGCGCGAAATTCCTCCAGCTTGGCCTGACTCACGACGCCATCGGCATCGAGCAGCCAGGCACCGTCGCGCTCGACGTAGAAGGATTGATGTTCAGCAGGGATTTCCTGCTTCGTTGCGTATTTGAATTTGAGGGGCATAAATTTAAGCAATGGCTGCGGGTTTGGCGTTCACATCGCCGGGAACAGTTGGCGTGACATTGACCGGCGGCGTAGTGGACCGTCCGGCAAGCACCTTTTCTCCGGCGAGCAGCTTGATTTCCTCGTCGTTGGTGCGACCGGGTGCGATGACTTCACCGGCGCGGAAAAGATCAAGCATGGTTGCCTGACTGATTGCACCGGCCTGCCACGCGGCAACCAACGCCGCGATTTCCTGAAACGACATTCCAGTGACACTGAAGTCAGCGTTCAAGGTGCAGAGAACGAGGTCGGAACCGATGGCGTCAGGAATCGGCTCGGTCGAGTTCCACCAATAAACCCAGCGCAACACTTGCGTCAGTCCGGCGCTGACGCTTAAAGAAACGGTGTTGAGAATGCTGTTCTCGCCGCTCTGACGAAGTTCGATGGAAGCAGCCGTCTCGCCAACGCGCTTGCGGGATTCGAGCATTCGCGTGCCAAGCACGGCCATCATTTGCTCGTCACGATCCATCGCCCGTTCAAAGGTGGACAGACCTTGACCATGAAATTCCAAGTAGCCGGCCGTGGCACCGGCAGCTTCGGCAACCCATGCCGTGCTGCTGCCAATGCGAAGAGACGCATTCTTGTCGAAGCCAGAAACCCATGCTGTCGGCAGTGCGGTGAAATGCATCCCGTGTTTGTAGTCAGCATTCAGCCGATAGTGATCCAGATTGACGGCGATGATGTCAGCCAATGGAATCTTGTCGATTTCCGGCAACGAATGACGCGGGCCGTGAAAAACGAATGGAATCAGCGGCAACGGTTTCCCAAGACGAAGCGGCGTGACCGTGTCCACCAGCTTCCATTCCTTGTTGGCGGGAGTGGACTTCTGACCATTCCCAAAGAAACCATTCCAAAATGAAAAGGTTGTCAATCCAATGCCAGACCCCTGGTTCTTTGGAAGCAGTTGCCAGATTTCGACGATGTAAGACCAGTCAACTTTGGTGTTTTCATTCGCGCCTTGCGGCGGCACAAGTTTGAGGACCCGAAGTTGTTGGATTTCCTCGGGAACAAACGGATCAGATTCCGTGACGGGTTTCTGACAAGTTTCTTGGAGGACGACCAGCGTAAGAACATTGCGACCGTTGACCCGTTCCGTGTGCCAGTTGATGATATTTTCAGCGGTGTAAGCGATGGCATAGGCGCGTTGCTCGGCTTCCTCGTTCCAATCAATCAGCGTTCCGGCACGACCGACGCCGATGATTTCCGTGACCAGTTTTTTCGAGAAAGCGGACAGCGACGTCCCCAGCATGTCGGCATCTTCCACAAATTCGGTGAGTGCATCCGCCACGCAGCCGGCGTCCGGCAGTTTGAAAGTCGGATCGCGTCGAAAGATAAGACCGACGAAACCATCGGCGGTGCGGGCGGAGGCGTTGAAGAATGAAGCGCGATTTTTGTATGCGAGATATTCCTTGTCGTCCTGACAGTCGAGACGAGGCAGATATTTTTCGGCGGCAATTTTGACGGCATCCTCACCGGCGAAGACATCGCGCGCCCGTTGCCATGCAACGATGTTTGCGTCGTAATCAGGATGTGTGGAGTTCGCCGGCACGCGGCGAAACTAACACGGGATTTTTTCACGCCCCGGCTTGAAATCACTTTGCCTGAAACTGCCTGACAGGAGATACGCCTAGCCTGACACCAGCATACAAAATTCGACACAAATATTTATTGACGATTTTCAAAACCGAACGTCGCCGTCCTCCATTTCAGCGTTTCAGGTTTCAGTGTTTCAGCTTTTGCCGCCGGTTGGTAGATACGCCCATGCCAGCCATTCCCTTTTCCGTAGCAGCCGACGTGAGGAGGCTCTGAATACAAGTCCGTGTCCGTTACCGGCTGGTCGTTGGGGTCACGCCGCCAGCGGCGGGCTTGAAGGCTTCGAACGAAACGAAAGTATTTTTTGGGAATAAAGTTCCATGAACCCAACAGGCCAAATCAAAACGCATGACAGCGGTTAGGTAGTTGGCTGGCATGGACCATCCCCGAACAGGAAATGATTTTTCGCCGCATGTCAGATCTCCAATTCTTACGATATCGCCTAAATCATTGTAACGAATTGATGGCTTCATATCGAATCTGCCTAAACACCTGCCCAAACTAGCTACCTCGACCCAGGCACGTTGCCCATCACAAAGAAGAATTGTGCCGTTGGGCAGATTGCTAATCGATTTTGAAAAATGTTCCCGACAATTCGAAATAATTTGTTTTTGAGGTTCGGGTTTGTGTTTAGACATGAATCCCCAGCTGTCTTTGGTGGCACAAGCGACGACGTCAACGTGGGCGGCGCTGCCGACCGCATAAGTCCATGCTGGATTCACCCGATTTAGGACACTTTCCAGTTTTTCAAAATAGGGATGCCAGTCCCGTTTTTTATCCTGAAAATAATTTTCACGCCGCAATTTTGCTTCCGTGACATCCACATCGCTCAAGTCAGTTCTCGACTCCCGACCATAATCCTCAAGCATGGCTAATCTCACACACCGGTCTTTCGACTTCTCTTCGTTGGCCTTATTTGTGAAAATAAATTCTGTGCGCGACGGATTTAATCCAATCGTCACCACCTTGAGGTGAGGTTTTGTTAAATCGCCAAAACAAGGAACAGGCAGACAAGTGGGGATTACCTGATCGTCGCAAGCCTGATTGCCAACGCAGCAATGACACCTTTCAATAATCATTGCAAGAGCCTAAAGGTTGCGCGTCCTAGAATCGAGCCGAGATTCCATTCTTCACCCGGAGACATATTTTCTCGACAAACTCTGCCAGATGAAATCGTTCGACCCCGGCAATATTTTTGCGCAAGAAATTCAGGCGGCGCTTGCATTTTTGACACGCGCGACCAGGTAAAATCGTGAGCCGTGGTGGCAGCCGTTGGTGTTCAGCAACCTGTCTGTCACTAGCTGGGCGTGCCCGTCAGGAACGCCAGCAGCCTTGAGCCGCTTTGCGGCTTTTAATTTACAGTATGAAACAAATCCGAATACTATTCCCCCGAAATCAATTTGGCATGTTTTGGAAACGCAAACATTCTCCCGATGCTGACTTTTTTGTGAATCGCATTCACCAGATCATGCTATTTTCTGCTTCACTCGCCGGCAAAAATAAACAGCAGGTGGTAGATGCTTTGCGCGATACGCTCCGCATTAATATTGAAAATGTGGATAATTCCGAGGAGCGCACATGGCAGGACAGCTTAAACGAAGATTTGGCCGTCTCATTTTCCCTCGACTTCAACAATCCAAACATCGTCTCCCAAATTCAAATAACGGGATTCGGTGTCATTGACGGCCTACTTGTTTGCGCAAATGGTTTGGAACGTGGCGAACCTCGTAAGATCGCATTTATTGTTGAAGTGGTTGAACATCGAACCCGACCAACCACGGCACTTGCTAGAACTGTCGGCAAAAAACTAATGCAGCACCCCGATTTTGAATACGAATTGTTTGGGACAATCAACTACTTGCGACAGCGTAATCGAAATAAATAGCCGGGATATTTTACAATCGTCTCTTGTGATCGCAACACACGCCGCCAGATGAAGTCGTTCGTCCCCCGTAATTTCAACGCGCCTTGGACTTCGTTCGTCCTCGAAACACAAATTTAGTTCGCGTTGCTCAACAGATAAATTTGTTCGCGCTGCACTCCATTCGTGTGCTCAACCAATACGAACGCGCCAACCATTCACGGTTTCCATTTACGAATGTCATGGGGCGCGTGCGCGGACGCCTGACGCTCATGCCCTCGCAGCCCGCTAACGCGGTCTGCTGGCGGGCACCGGCACGCCACCATTGATATTCGGAAGTCCCGCTAGGCGTGCCTTTCGCTACCCCGCGCACGCGTCGAACGTCGCAGGTAATCGAAAGGTTATCGCGCATTCCAACCGTTCAGGTTGGCGAATGATTTTAGGCGCGGGGTCAGGCGGAAACAAATGTCTGCGACGCTAATTGAACTCGCAAGCTCGCCCCGGCTCCCGCCGGGAGATGGACTGGTGACAATTTGAAAGAATCTCGTCGCTGCGCTCCTCGCGAGGGCGAACCGTCGTTGCACTTCCGGTTCGCCTTTTTAGCTTCAGAGGCCGCGAGGCTTCGCCACGGCCAGGACAAAGCAATATCACGCCCAGATTCTCACAGAGCGGACACTTGCACTCGTGCCAAGTCTCCGCACTGTTCGGCCCGCGCCGCTGGCCGGACTCGTCAGCTTTGCAACCGCTCCACTCCATTTCACTTCAGCTTCACAAGTTGCGCTTCCGTTCCATTGCGTTCCGACGGTCACAAACTGCCGAGACCGTCAAAGACAGCGGCGCACCTTAAATGCAAAATGGCCGCGAGACTACGTCCGGCCAGAAACAATAGCCCACGAGTCGTTGCTCGCGGGCAAGGCAACAGCAATACGGCGCGAGGCTCCGCCTGTCGCCGAGGATAAGCAATAGGCCGCAAGGCTTCGCCACGGCCAAGACATCAGCAATAAATCGTGAGATCGGTCATTTCCGCACCGCCTCCATTTCGCAAGCTACATTGCGGCGGACAGATATGACCGAACTCACTCATAAATCCAATTTGGTCTGACACTCCGCCGTTGGGCTACACAGCCGTCTGTCGCGATTTCCCTTTTGCCATTTCATCGCACAGCCTACCGTTCCGCTCCACCGCCGGAGAGTCAGAAACGAACTGTCGGCTTCGCGGCGGCGTTGGCATGAAGGAGTGCTTCCCGGACAGAACACAAGAGCAGTTATATTCAAAGCCGCCCCATTTGCCGTTTCCCGCTGCCGCGTGACCCTCGGCAATTGGGTCCCCGCCGTCTCCCCGCGCGACACCGCGTCCGACGGCCCGGTTCATTGAGATATAACTGCGTCTTGTGTCCCATCCGGCTGCTTCACTGTCCCGCTGTCTGCAAATACCCGCACCTCGCGCTCGTGCGGGCAGCCAGCGGCACAGTTCGCAGGCATCCTTCATGCCAACGCCGCCGCTCCGCCTCACATGCAGCCAGGGGAAACAGCAGCTTGCTGTTCAGGTCGTGTTTTTTCTGCGCTGCGCTTTTCTCCATCGCCCTCACGGCGTCGCCGCAAAACCAGCCCGCCCGCTCGTGGTTCCCTCTGAAGCCTACGCCCACGGGGGAGGGCTGGCGGCTCCGCTTTTTCGTGAAGGGCGACGGACAAAAGACGCACAGCAGAGCAGAAAAAAAAAGACCATGAAAACAAATACAAAAAATCAAATCGGGCTCAAGAGCAAATCCGCACAGTTGAGCAGCACAAACAATAACCAGCCGCAAAGCGCAGTTGCGCCAGCGCAGCCGGAGAAGAAAGACAACCGTTTGCCGATTGACACTGAGGCGCGGAAGAAGAACCGGACATTGCCCACACCGAAGGTGTTGAACCTGCTATTGACCAGTGCGCCGGAGCTTTACCGCCTTGCGGAAGTTGTCGGCAAATGGGTTTGGGTGACGTTCAAGGAGACGCCCGCCGCCGAGATTCGGCAGCAATTGGCACAGCTTGGTTTCCACTGGAATCGTGAGCGTCAGGCGTGGCAGCACCCTTGCGGGCAATTCCGCTTGCACAGCGCCTATGACCCGCACGAAAAGTATTCGAGCTATTATCCCGCTCGCATCCGCCGTGCGACCAAGCCGCAGACCACCGAGGCGGTCGCCGCATGATTCACCACGAGGTAGGGCGGGCAGTCCTCTGCCCGCCGCCTCTCAAATCTTTTACACCATGAACGCAGACCAAAACATAAATCCGCAAGAAGCCCTCGCCGCCGTATTCGGCGAGCCGAAACAAGTGGCCGATGGCATCACCGCCTTTGGCCCTGTCATTTATGCCTACACCAGAGCGCAGGCCGTCGCCGATGGCGTGCAGGTTGACGTGACCAAGACCGCACAGGAAGCCGGAATCAAATTCCCGATGTTCCTGACCCGCGCAGTTTGGGAAGCCTACGTCACCGTGCCGCCGGACGTGACCGGCCAAGACGAAGCCGGACGCCTTTGGGATATTGTCTGGATGACTCGTTTCGGAATCATCCGCAGCACCCCAGGCCGCGACCGCATTCCCGTCGCGCTTTATGTCCGCAACGACAACACACGCGCCAAGCTGGTGAAGTTGATTGCCACTTGCAGCGCACTGGACATTTCCGACCCGCAACCCGCCATCACCGTGATGATGCCGGACGAAGATTGACCGCCGCTAAAATCGCGCGGCTGAACCGCTCACGCAGTTCAGCCGCTTCGCTGTCGCTATTGGGGACTTGCGCCGTCCCCAAACCCCGGCGCTGGTGCTACGCGCACCAGACCGCGCCAAAGGGTATCACCCTCTGGACTCCGCAACAGGAAAGACACCAACATGTCAGCGGTGTTTCAAGATTCCAGGCTTGGCTATAATCCCGCCGTAATTGTTCTGGTCAAACGCCTCACTTCTTATTATGGTCGAACTCATGGAAAAAATCGCACCGCACCGTGCGGTCGAAGAACAATGTTAGGCCACTCGACAAACCGAATATGAAAACAACCACAATCACCACAATCGTTCTCGCAGGCATCTTAGCTTTCAGCTTGGCCGGCTGTTCAAAATCCGAAGCTCCGACGCCAAAGATTTCGGAGCGAACAGATCCTCCCAAAGCCCCCCAACCCCAACAACCGACACCCCCAACACTGGATCAGGAAGCCCTCGCTCTTGCAGAGAAGGGGTTTTTGGAGCCATGGACACAAGTTGGCGACTCGTGGTTCACCTGGTGGCGCCGCACGGGTAATATTAGTGGTGGAGAGACATCTTCCTGTTTTATTCAGATTAGAGGCCTGACTAATAAGGTCGAACCACAGCGTCTTTCCGAGGCTGAGACCCTAAACGGCTTACAGTGGAAAGGAGAGGTTCAATTCTTGAGTCGTATTTACAGAAAATACAGACTAGAAGTTTCGCAATGGAGCGACTGGACAGACGGACAGCCAGGGTTTGTCGAGATACTATTGCCAATTTATCATCTTACGAAGAAGAATGGCCAGTGGACGATTGACTTTGTAGCCGGAGGCGAAAAGGAGCGTCTCACTAAGCCCTCGGAAGAGCAGATTAAGAAGATACTACCCCAATGACATGATTGATTTGCCGCGCATAATTTTGGATTATCAACCGTTGCCTAATATGAGAATAGGCTGAATGCACTCGCAAATCGCCATTCGTAAATCGCAAATTCACAACCCCCGCAACTTCCGTTGCGTGATCGTCCGCGCCTTCGTCGCCACCAGATACCGCAGCGCGTCTGCCGCGTCATCGCCGCCGATGCCGTCCTCGTCGCAATCCACCTTCAAAACATCTTCGGGCCGGTTTGGATCATGTTGCAACGCGGGCAGCGTTTCAATCAGCCGCCCGCACCGTTTGTGAATGAACAACGTCGGCTTCACGCCGCCCTCGACATCACCAAAGCGAGTCAGAATTTCCGCCCAGCCGTTCACGCGGTCGGTGTTTGCGCAGCGCAAGGTGATACCGAGTTTCGCATATTGCGCCGCAATCGTTGTCCCGTCGCTCTGGCGAGAAAATACATCCGC